GTCCACCGTCAGCCGGTCGCCGGGACGCGGCTCAGCGACCTCCGAGGCCCGGACTTCGAACAATGCGGTCTCAGTATGAATCCGAGTATCGCCGAAGCCGACGATCTCGTCGGGACGCCTGGTGATCACCCGGACGCACACCGCCCCGCCGCCGTCGGGCGTGTAAACGGCATCCACGCCGAAGCGGGCGAACACCGCGTCGATGGCGGCGGAGAACGGGATCATGCGGATTGCCAGGAGCGAGGGCTCAATTTCAGAGCTTGAGCACCATTGCCGTATAGGACGCCGAGGCAGGATCGACGGCGCCTGCGGTGATGTTGGTGGCCCGCACCGTCACCGTGCCGGCGGCGGAGACGAACCCGTTGAACACGATCCCGGCCGTCGGAGCCGCCGGCAGCGCCAGCGCCACGGTGTCGCCGACCGCCGCCCCGGCGATGGCGATGGTCTTATCCTCGGACGCGGCGGAAGCGATGGAGCCGAAGTCCAGCGTCGCCGTCCCGGTCAGCACCTGGGTCGGCAGTTCCGTCTCCGGGTGGTTGCCGATCATGACTTGGCCGGTGTCGGACGGATTGGCGGCATCGGCCACGGCGACGCCGATGAGCACGTTGCCGGCAGCCACCGCCGTGCATTCCTTGTTGGTATCGTCCCAGTACACCTTGTCGCCCTGGGACCATGCCTGCGCCGACGTTTTGGCAAGGTCGAAGACGCCCTCGGTCATCGCCTCCACGTCGGCGCCACTTACGGCGTCGCCCGAGGCCACGCCGAAGATGGAGCCGACGAGCAACCCATCGCCGCTGGAGACGTCATTGGGGGCGGTCAGGGTAAGAGTTTTTCCGGGTTGGATGAAGTTCTTGGCCATGGTGATGTTCCTTTGCTGTCATGAACATGCGAAGGGCGGCTAAAGCCGCCCCCGTCGCATCAAGTTATCGGTGCCGATCACACTCCTGAATTTTTCCACATTCCGCGCCAGTCGATGGCCTTGGCCCCGAAGTCCAGCCTTGCCTTGATCTCGACGCCGTCGACGTCAAAGCCCATGCGGGTCTCGATATAGACGCCCTCCTGGCCTTCGAGATAGGCGTACTCGATGGTGTCGATCTGGGCCGGGCTGGCGAACAAGTACCAAGGCACGGCCCCTGACGCCGGGTCGAGCCGGGGCTCGGCGATCACCGCCAGCGAGCGGATCGATTGCGGCACCACGTCGCCGCTCTTCGCCGGAACCAGGTTCTGGGCGATGATCTGCTCGGCGGTCAGTTCCAACGTCGAGGGCACCACCAGGTAGAAGGGCCGGATGTTGAGGATGGTCTTGCCGTCCAGCCCTACCTGCTTGGCCATGGCGGCGCGGGCAGCGCCCAGGTTTGCGACGTCGAGGCCCGAGCCGGTGCCGGCCAGGTTCTTGTGGCTGGCGTGGAACAAGGCCTTGTTGTCGCCCATAGCCGGGTTTGAAGTGACGATCCCCCAGACCACGTCGCTCTCGAGCGTCGCGGCCGAGGTCCCGAACAGGGACGGCACCCGGGTGAAGGCGTCCAGGTCGTCGTTGATGATCACCTGGCGGGTGATGCCGATGACCTTGCCATAGGTCTCGACCCGGTAGCTTTCCTTGCCCTCGCCCATGGTGCCGCGCTTGAACTCGCCGTTCTCGGCGACCTTCTCCAATTGCGGCGCTTCTCCCAACTGCAAGCGGCGAATATCCTTGAAGTCGCTGGCCGAGGCGCGCCGGGAGATGGCCGGGAAGGTGCGGGGCGCCGCCTGATAGGCGTCCCGCAAGGTCTTGTTGGTGACGGCGGCCAGGATCTCCGGGAAGTCGCTCGTCGAGTGGAGCGCCCGGGTGGCGATCTCGTCGCGGCTGAGCCCGCGCACCCGCACTCCGTCGGTCTCCAGGAAGGTGCGGGCCAGTTCGAGCAGGGAGTAGCCCCGCCAGTCCCTGGCCGGCTCGGGCAGATCGAAGCGGCTGGGATCGAAGCGGTGCAGCAGCGCCGCCTCCACCGCGCCCCGCCGAGTCTGGCGTTCGTCCATGCCGCCCATGGTGATCTGGGAGCGGGTTTCGGTCTTCTCGTCACGCTCGGCGACGGCATCGATCAGGGTCTTGCGGGCCTCGTCCAGCGGCATGCCGCGCTCGACAAGACCCTCGGCGACGGTGCGCTCGACCCCCAGCTTGCGGGCAGTCTCGTAGATGCCGGCGGCGCGGCCGCGCTCCTCGGCTACGGCCCGCTGGGCTTCCGCCCTCGCGTCGGTATTGGCTTCCGCCTTCGGCTCGGCATCGACCGGGGCAACCGCCTTCTTGCCGGCGGAGGCATCCACAGCCGCGCGATGCTCGGGTTCCATCTCGGCGGCGGTCTCCGAGCGTCGTTCCTGCACGGAAGATTCTTCGGAATCGATTTCGGCATCGGTATCGGAACCTGCCCGCTTCTCTTCGAGGGGCAGTTCGGCTTCCGGGGTTTCGTTGCGTTCCATGTCATTCTCTCCTTCAAGGGATAAAGGTTCGGGGTTCGGGCTTTGCGACCGGGTAATGAGACGGCAGGGTTGAGGTTCGCGATAATCCGCGCGAAACCCGGCGTCCGGATCGGCGCCAATGGGGACGGCGGAGAGTTCCGCCGGGGTCCAGTCGACAGCGCGCCAGACCGGGACCTTGCCTTCCTCCTCGGTGATCTCGTAGGCGCGGACGCTGTAGCCGACGGAGACGTTGCGGATGATGCCGGCCTTGACGTCCCGCCATACCGGCTCCACGTCGTCGCGCTCGCTGAAGCGCACGAGAGCTCGGCCTTCGGGGTTCTCTCCGCCCTCGATCCAGGCTTTCTCGACGACGCCGATGACGCCGTCCAGCGACCAAGCGCCATGAGTGTCCAGGAGCGGCGCGCCGCCGTTGAGGCGGCCGAGGTCCACATGGGCGGGATCCAGAGACAGGACCTCTTCGTAGGCCTCGCCTGTCCACCGATCCTTGCGCCGCACCGCCACGCCGGACGACCAGACCACCTCGACGGTGCGCGCTTCCTCGTCGGCGCTCTCCGGCAGCATGCTGGCCGCCCGGGTTTGCATGGGAATCTCCACCGTGCGTGGAACCGGTTCAGGAGCCGTCGCTGTTTGGGCCATTCTCTTCTCCTTCCTGATAGATTTTTGCCGCCCCTGTCTGGGTCGCTTTGCGGGGATCGCTGTCGAGCACCAGGCCAAGCTCGTCGAGCTTGGCGTTGGTGTCGGCGATCTCGGCTAGCACGTCGGACGGGTCGTAGCCGTTCCTGGCGATCGCTTCTTTCAAGGTCATGAAGCCGGCACGCACGGACATGATGTCGGCCTTGGCGTCTTTCAGAGGGTCCACCGCTTCGAACCGGGGCGCCGTCCACTCGACGCCGAAGTTACCCGCTGGCAGGCTGTCCACCGCCTGGGTCACCTCCACGAAGCGCCGCCAGACAGGGTTGCAGAGACCGGGGATCAGCACCTGTCCTTGCAGGGCTTCCATGCGGCGGCGGAACTCGATCAGCCCGGCCCGGATGCTCGAATAGTTGACCTGGCTGAGGTCGCCGGTCAGCAGCTCGTAGGTCAGTCCCAGCCCCGAGGCGATGGCGTGGAGCTGCAGGCGCATGTACTCCGGATAGCCGCCGCTCGATGCCGGGGCGGCGAAGCGCACGTCCTTGCCCGCCGGCAGATACTCGATCATGCCGGGCTCGAAGGTCTCGATCCGCCGGCCGGCCTCGTCCTCGCCGACCTCGCCCAGGGTCTCGCCGTCGTCGGAATCAAGCACGAAGGCGGCGAAGCAGGCCTCGATCTTCTTGCGGACCAGCTCGGCGTCGTCGTATTCGTCCAGATCCCGCATCTTGATGATGGCCGGCGCGAACCAGGGAACGCCGCGCTCCTGACCGGGGCGCAGGCGCTCGAACACATGGCAGACGTCGGCGGCAGATACTCTCTTGCTTTGCAGCGAGCCCCGGCGGAAGGTGGCGACCTCGCCGGGATGAACTGGGTATAGCCAATAGGCCACACGGCGTCCCAGCCGGTCGAACTCGATCCCCTGATGAATGAACCCACCGGACACCACCTCGCCGGAGCGCAGGGTATCCAGATGATCGGCTTCCAGAACCTGGAGCTGCAGGGGCACCGCCAGCCCGTCGCCGGTGCGGCGCGGCCGTATTCTGACCAGGCATTCGCCGCTTTCCACCATGGCCCGGGCGGCCAGCGCCTGCAGGCCGTGGAAGTCGGTGCGCCCGTCGGCGTCGCATTCAGCCGTGAACCGGGTCCACAACTTGTCGGCTTGGTCGTTGAGGGCGGCGTCGCCAGCCCGCGCGCGGGCCTTGAGGCCGCTGCCCACCAGGTTGCCGACCAGGGCGTTCACGCCCTTGGCGGCATAGGGATTGTTGCGCACCAGATCGCGGGAGCGATCCCGGAGCCGGGGTAAAGCGGCGGAGATCTCGGCGTTGGAGCCGCTGCCGGGCGCCCTCCAACCTTCGGTCCGCCGGCCGAGCTTGGCGCCCTCGTAACCACGGCGCAGGATATTCATGGCGGCGCGGGCGCGGGCGCGGCGAAGGCCGGCGCGGGGCGAGAAGAACCCCACCGTCTGATCAAGCCAGTTCATGGAGTTCAGCCCTTGCGGAACGACGCCAGGCTGCGCGACGGCCGGGGCTTGCCGGAAGCGGCTGCAATCCCGTGCTCGATGGTTCGGATGCGCCGGATCAGGTCGGCTTCCGAACCGTATTCCACTGTCCGCCCGTCGTAGGAAACGCGGAGCGTGCCGGAGGCGTAGGCCGCCTTCAGGGCGTCGAGTTCCGATTGCGTCCAGGTCATTTGAGCCAGTTTCCTCCGCGGTCGCCGAGCCAGTCGCCACGGCGTTTGGACGCCGGGCGGGAAGGCCGCGCCTTCTGTTCGGCCGGGCGTTGTTTATTCACTTTGGGCGCTGGATTGCCGCCCAGGGAGTTCCCGAGCTTGCGCCAGTGGCGCTCCTCGAAGCGGTCGAGGCCGACCACGGCGGCGGCCGCCCGGGCGTAGACGTAGCAATCCAGCGCCTCGTTGCGCTCCCTGAGTTTTC